TTCGTCAACTTGCCTTAGATCTTGTTCGTGCCTGTGTTAAAAAAACTGATAATGATGTCGATGACAGATTATGCGATATGTTGGAGCAGGCACTATTCCCAGGTAAATGAACCATCAGGAGTTTTACGAGGTTCTTATTGGTAAAACACCACCCGAAATAGAACTTGATATTGAAATCAGAAGAAGAGAAATTCAAGCACTTCCCAATGCTGTTGTAAGAGAAGTTTGTCTTGAGCTAATGAAAGAGAACAAACTACAAGATTTTCTCATCATGGCTGCCATAGACCGTATATCAGAAATGAATACAAAGCTTATACGCTATGAAATATCAGAACATCACAGAACAAAAAACATAAAACCAACTAAAAAGAAAAAATATAAGACAAGAAAGACACTACTCGACAGGTTTAAGACTATGCTGAGCGTGTTCAGATGACCTTCTATCATCCCATAAAACTTTGTAATAGTATTGATTTGCACCAACACTATTTGTCTTTGCTATAGCTTCTGTAACAGTTCCTATATGTTTTTTATATTTACTACCTGAGTATCCAATCGTATGGTTTCTTACGACACGATCATCAATCTGAAACCGTTGTCCTACTATCTTCATAGGCATAATTTTCTAAAACAAGGTATATTGGTTGCAAGAACATTTTAACTATGGAAAAAGCAAATAAATTAGAATTATTAGAACACCTTCATACAGTTCTTATACAAGAATTGTTAGACAAGGTCAAAAGTGGAGCAGCAAAACCTGGTGATCTTAATGTAGCAAGACAACTGTTGAAGGATAATGGTATTGAATGTATTCCCACAGAGAAGAGTCCTATGGAAGATCTTATGTCAAACCTTCCAGACCTTGATGTAATACCTGCTTTAGAACGATAATTGCAACCTTTACCAGAAAAACTACAAGACTTTAGATACTTTCTAATCATAACGTGGCGTCATCTTAACCTACCTGACCCCACACCAGTTCAATTAGACATTGCTGAGTATTTACAGCATGGACCTCGTAGAAAGATCATACAGGCCTTTAGAGGCGTGGGTAAGAGTTGGATAACAAGTACCTATGTCGTGTGGAAACTACGGATGAATCCACAATTAAAGTTCCTTGTAGTCTCTGCCAGTAAAGACAGAGCAGATAATTTCTCTACATTCACCATGCGTCTTATCAATGAGATGCCAATATTAGCTCCATTGCGTCCAGAAGACACTCAGAGGAACTCTAAGATAAGTTTTGATGTTGGGCCTGCATCTGCTGATCATGCCCCTTCAGTAAAGTCACAGGGTGTTTTGGGACAAATGGCTGGTAGCAGGGCAGATGAAGTGATTGCTGATGATGTGGAAGTACCAAATAACAGCTTTACTCAACCGATGAGAGACAAACTTAGTGAAGCTGTAAAAGAATTTGATGCAATCTTAAAACCTAACGGTAAAATTACCTTTCTAGGTACTCCACAAACAGAACAATCTCTATACCTAACCCTTGAAGAAAGAGGATATACAACACGCATATGGACTGCACGTTATCCAGAACTAAAAAATAACTACGGAGATAGACTTGCTCCTAAGTTAGCTCAGAAGCTATCAGAAGAGCTTGTAAAGCCTAAAGATCCTGTTGACCCTGATAGGTTCTCATCAATAGATCTCATGGAGCGTGAAGCCTCATACGGACGTTCTGGGTTCTCTTTACAGTTCATGCTAGACACTAGTCTTTCTGATCAAGACCGTTACCCTCTCAAGCTATCAGATCTCATCATCAGCAGTGTTAACCCTGATCATGCACCAGAAAAAGTAATCTGGTCTTCCTCTCCCGAATACGTCATCAAAGAATTACCTTGTGTAGGTTTTAATGGAGATCATTTCTACAGACCTGCACAGCAATTTGGTGACTGGATTGAATATACAGGCTCAGTAATGTTTATCGACCCCTCCGGTAAAGGACGAGATGCCACTGGTTACGCTGTTGTAAAAATGCTTAACGGTAACCTCTACGTTCCAGATGCTGGTGGTCTTAATGGTGGTTACTCAGACGCAGTATTAACAACCCTATCCAAGATAGCCAAGACAAATAAGGTAAATACAATCCTCGTTGAATCAAATATGGGTGGTGGTATGTTTGCTGAACTGTTAAAACCCTTCCTTCTTCGCTATCACCCCTGTGAAGTACAAGACGTTCGCAATACAAAGACTAAAGAATTACGCATAATAGACACCCTAGAACCTGTTATGAACTCTCACAGGCTCATATTCGACCGTAAGGTAGTGGAAAAAGACTATAGATCCAATCCTAACGAAGCTCCAGAAAGAAAACTTAAACTTCAACTCTTCTATCAAATGTCTCGTATAACCAAACATAGAGGTTCTCTAGTACACGATGACATACTTGACGCTCTATCAGGGGCAGTAGCTTACTGGACTGAGTACATGAACCAGGATGAAGACAGAAACATCAAATCCAGAAAAGATGAACTCCTTAGAATTCACTTAGATAACTGGGGTTCATATCTAAACAACACCGTCACTCAAACTGCACTAGGAATGTCACCCACTCAGATAAGTAATTCTAATGGTTCCTCTGATGGATTCATTAATAATTCTTATTAGGTCGTACTTGTAGATAAATACCATCTTGAAAGGGGGGGATTATAGGGGGGGATAGCGACCATAGATAATTAAAGATTAAAATAAGATAGTAAATAAGCAGACAATAAGCAGTGAACAAGCAGATAAAAGATAGACAATAAGACCAAACAAGTAAACAAGCAGTAAATAAGTATCTAATAGTTGATAAACAAGACTAACCGCTATCAGCAACCCTAAAATAAAATATATAAGATCCCTATAAGACAACTCTGGGCAGTCTATAGGGATCTTATAGATACCTATAGATAACTTTTATAGATAACTATAGATACACATAGATATCTTTTAGTTATCCTATAGATATCCTTTAGTTACCCTTAGGTATCTTTAAGTAACTTATAGATGTCTTTTAGATCAGGTCTAAAAACTTTTTGGAACAAAAATTTGAAGGGTTTACGCATATATACAAAAACAAAAATCCCCCCTTATATGTAGACTTTTTGTGTAGAATTAGTAGTTAGTCTTTGTAAATAATTGATATAACTAGGTTCTTACTGGACTTATAATCCAGTTAGTAGGTATTTAAGGGTCTAATTGTTACAAAGTGTTAAGATTTTCTTATTTCATTTTATCGATGCCCACCACTTAGTAATACTGTACACAGTACTAGTTATCTAATAGTTGACTAATAGATAGCAGTACTAAGTCCCAGTAAATTATTAATCAAATGATTACAACAACAAACCAAAAGGAACAGTTAAAAAAGTTTTATGATGCTTTTAATATTGAACCTTGTGGACATATCTCATTAAAAGAAGATCAAAAGCAAAAGTATCAGGATTTTGTAAGAGAGTTACATGATGATGAATTACCTAATAATTGGCGTTATGAAATCATTACTGATCTATTACAAAACTTTGTTAATGAGTATGACCAAGACGACCTGGAAGATGTACTACATGAGATTACAGACTCATTAGTGGATGTTTACAACGCTGATCTTATTAAATGGGTTAGTGATGATATATCTAGAGGTTGCTTTACTATTGGAGATTTAGACTGTGTTGATGATCCATCATTAAATACTTTTGATTTAATCAGAAAATCACAATACAACGCTATTTATTCAATGGGTTATCAGATATTGAATCATCAATATCAATCTTTTGAAGAATTCCATGAACAAAGAGTTCAAGAAGAAATAAAGATTGAAGATGAAGGCGGATGGACTGACCATTTAAGATCTTTAAATTAAACCTTTAGACAATCCTATAGAGCCTCTAAGGAGGTTCTATAGGGTTCTCTCATAGATTGAACCTTAGTAGTTCTTATATAGTTCTTTAGAGCTATGGAGGGGCTACAAATACTGCCCAGTAACTTATTAATCAGATGATTATTAAATCAAATAGCACTCTTTCATTAGTGCAGACTATGACCGATCAAATTTTATTAGTTGTTAATGGTACTGTGTCTAAACCTGTCTTAAGGTCTTGGCACATATCACAAAAGGATGAAGCAATCCAAGAATTTGATAGGTGTACAAAATGAAAAAGTTTTACGTATTTTTTACAGGTACATCTAATGGAGAATGGGTACATTCTAAAACCATGAAAGAAGCTAAAAATTTATTTATGAAACATCATAAATTAAATTCCTTAGCTTATGTATCAGCTTCAAGAAGTGGTCCTTTAACTGCGAAGCATATTAACGGACCGATAGCCCATCATTGGAGTTAATTAAATGATTCAATCGTTACATTTTAAACGTGCTTTTTGGTTAGGACATGAGAATCAACTTGTTTCCTGTCCAATTTTAGAGGATGGCACTATTCAAGACTGGAATCATGAACCAGTACATTTAGTTCATAGATGGTATAAACATGCAAATTTATTACCTTATGATATTGAATGTCTTTTTAAAATCCATGCTCGTTTAGTTCAAACCGATAAGGGTGAACTATACGACATCAAAATTAAGGAGGTCGTATAAATGACCTCTAACAACCAGCAGGAGGAAAGTTTAAGGGCTCGTAGACGTGCAGAAGCTGAACGTATATGGTTTGAAAACGAAGCCAGTGACGAGGAGCTTTTAGAGGTCTATAAGTCTTTAGATGTAAAGGAGGAGGATCTTTAATTATGACTAAACACCACGATAGGTTACCAGTACCTAAAAACTATAAAGAATGGGTACAACAAGGTAAATTATTTAATCCAGCTTTATTACATTTTATGGTATGGGATTACCAAGAACATAAATGGGTAGAAGCTGGTTTTAGACCTCTATTTAAAACCAAGCCTAATTAACTTTAGGCTTCTTTCTTTTTTATTTTTTTTTATTTATTTTTTTTAGATGTTAGTTGGTTATTATCCTTAGCGAAACTTTAAATGAACCTATTAAGAATTTTTTTATTTTGAATTTTTAACAGGCTCTTTTGAGCCTAGTCCTAGATTATTAATTTTATGAAACTAAGTAACAGTCAAAGTATCCCTGTTGAATATTTAAAGGGAGCTTGTATCTTTTTATCCGAAGGTGATGAAGGAAGGTATATCAAAGAAGTGTGTGTAGACCTTGAGAAGCATTCTATTATCCTGATTGATGATGAGGGTAATGGAATGTATTGGGAGTCCTTACAGCATGCAGAGATCCAGTTCCAGGGAGGTAGGTAAATTAATGGATTATCCATACTCGTTAGATGCCATTGCTAGTCATCTAAGGGATCTATCAAAGGAGTTATCTAAATTGTTAGATATTAGCCATGATGACGCATGGGAAATGTGCATACAAAAACTAGATGATAAGTTTTTAACAATGGATAAGGAGACTAATGATTCAATGTCCTAATTGCGGAAGTGTTGATACTATTTCACCACAGGTAAGGCAAAGACCTAATGCAAACTATGTGTGGAGGTCAAGGACTTGTAAAGCTTGTGGTAAGTTTTTTAGCACAAGAGAATACAGCCTGGAGGAACTTGCTAAGTTGATTGATGAGGGTAAGGAATCTGTGGTGGATTTACGCAATCAATGTGATGATCTATTGGCAGACCTTACCGAACTTATAACCCAGTACAAAACAACAGATGCCAAAGGTAATTAACTTCAACAAGTATAAATACGAACGTAACAAGGTAATAGATGAGAAGATAGCTAATGCAGAACTGAGGATTTTTGAATTGGA